TTCAGTTTTAAGAAATAACTGGTTGATTTTATAGGTTTTACCAGACCTACCACGAACAGTTGATATAACATTTAATTTTTCTAAAGTATCAAGGGTACGTCTGACAGTAATACGTGATAACTTGGTCTCTTTGGCAACAGTTGAATAACGCAGACCACATTCATAGTTATTCTTTTTCCAAGCGTGTTTCATTAAAGATAAATAACAGTTCAAACAATTAGATTTTTTAACACCAGTTAATTTATCAAGATGTCCATACAATTTGTAAGTGATGTGCAAAAAAGCTCGGCTATTATTCATAAGGACATACCTTTTTGTGTTTAATCTGAATTTGTCGTAAAATCTCTACCCACTCGGTCTCGCAAAGGGTGTTTAATGGAGTTCTAATGGGGTATTTTTGAGCAACTCGGAAGGTTAGTGAGGTGTCGGTCAATTTTTTGTAATATACCAAAAAAACAGGCACATTTAGAGCTTTTCCAATGTGTTCAACAATGGTTGTATATTTCTTTTTATTTGATCCGGTGTCATAAAGATGTTCAATGATTGCAAGTGGTTTCCAACAACCTTTATTTTGGCAAATTTCCACAGAATCCACATCGCACATTGCGATATTGTCAAAACGTCTATGCCATTTTGAGTATAAATCTTTATCGTAATACTTTGCGTCTCGCATTAACTATTAATAAAGTTCCAAGTAGCATACACTACAAAAAATAAAACCAATACTTGTAGTTCCTTTGGTGTTTGTAAAAACATTTCAATCATTCCCACTCCTCTTTTAGTTTATTTTTTATTATTATTAATTCGTTTTCTTTTTCTTCTATTATTCTCTCGTAGTCTAGCAACTCATTAGATAGTTTCTCAATGTGCTTTTTATGTCGTTTAATTTCTTGCTTACATTTCTTTAGCTCATCTGGACAACCTATCTCATCAAACATTTTTTCATTGGTCATTTTAATACCTCAATCTTTTTAACAACTGATCTAGGATAGACAGTTACAGTACCAACAGAAAGTTTATCTCCATCATAATTAAATGAAGTAAATATTTTAACTGTCTTTGTATCTTTAGAAAATAAATACCCAATATCTTCGCACCATTGGAAAGTTAATTTTTCTACATCTTCTAAACTATCAAACCAACTTGCGTCTGTAATTATATCTTGCCAAATAATTTTTACTCGTTTGTATTTAAACTTTGGTGTTCCACCAGCTTTCATATAGATCCTTTATTGTAACTTTATTTTTTGTAACTTCTAAAATTTTCTTTACCATTTCTGGATCGGGAAAACGCTTTACCTTTGCAGTTAAGCACCAACGCTGAACAGACGTGCCGGGATTTTGCACACCTTGTATACCAAGTTCTAATCCAAAATTATAATAGGATAGACCTTTTTCTTTTCTATATTCTTCAAGTGTCATATTTCCTTTCTTTTATTGCTCTGATTTGTATGTATATATATCATATTTAATGCTTTACAAGTAAATTAATTAGTGTATATAATGTGGAAAAAAAAGGAACTTATGAAAAAACAAGAAGAACTAATACAAGACGCATTTTCAATATTCAATGGTGGTAAAGGTTTAGACCATTGGTCATACTCATCAACGTCATCACCTATGGCAAAGAATTTAATTAATTATACTTTTCCACAAGAAGTTAGAAGAAAATTTCCATTCAGATATAAACCTAATTTTGGCAACATAGTAAATAATACTGTGCAAAGATTAATTGGTGATTGTATTTGGACATCAGAGACAAATGTAATTGATGAGTGGGATAAAGATTATAAATTAAATTTTAACAAAGAATTAAAAGATATAAAAGATAAACCACCGGTAGACGCAAAAGATGAATTTGCTAGAGAAGAAATGCAACAGTACGCACACGATTGTATTGGCATTACAAAAAAAGTTATTAAAGATGTTGCGGGTGATGAAAAATTAGTTTGTGAAAGGTATGTTAAGCATAAAGAAATGACAATGATAAAACCTATCATTGGTAGAATTGATTATGAAACAGATGGCAACAAAAAATTATTTATAGAATTAAAAACTAAACCACCTAATATTAGAAAGGTTAAGAATAAGGAAGAGTGGAAAATGTCTAGTCAAGATATACCCACAGAGCCTACAACAGATAACCTTACACAGACTTCGTTCTACTATATGTGTACCAAGAAAACACCTTACTTAATTTATGTTAATGATAAGGAGCATATTATTTTTGATGAGACACATGAGTTAATGAAGAAAGATCATCTTGAATATCTTTATTACAAAATGGTTGAGAAGATTTTACTTTGGGAACGTATGATTATGTTCTGCAAAGGAAGTCTATCTGAACTTGCACAAATGTGTGAGCCGCCAGAAATGAATCATCCTTTTTACTATAAAGATTTAGTAGATGAACAAAAAGAACTCATAACTAATTTATGGGGAATTAAACAACAACAATAAACAAAGGAGAACTATGTTACACACAGCATCTTGGTTAGTATACAAAGCAAAAGTAATAACAACTTATACTTTTATTTACGCACAAAAAGTATGGGGTTTATTACCGGGTTAATAATAAAAACAAATGAAAGGAAACATGAAAAGAAATATATATCAAAAACTACATGACGCCTGTTTAAGTGCAAAAGGTGTTAAGAAAGGTGCGAAAGCAAATGGAATGCATTTCAACCCGCTTTTACACGACAATGTTCAAGCAGTTGCAACACAAGCCTTGTTAGACAATGGTTTGTATGCGACTTGTAATTATCTGACAGAGATTGTACCAAACATAAAACAAGTAATGGTCGTATGTACCATGAGAGTTTATGACATTGATGATCCAACACAACACATTCTTGTTGATGGTTGTTCAGCATTTGGCAATCTTGATAAATTTGGAACTGGTAATGCCATGTCATACTCAAGAAAGTATGCGTTCTTAAATTTATTAAATCTTAAAACAGGTATTAAAGATGAGGATGGCTATGAGCCAAAACCATTTGAAGATTCTACAGAGCAATCTGTTGAAGAACCTACATATATGGATGATACTATAGATGTAGAAGCTATAATGGATGCGTTTACAAATACTAAATCATTAAAAGATTTTGAGTCTGTTAATGAGCAGTATAAAAATGACATCCAATTTTTAATAAAAAATAACTTGAGTGCTTACAAGCAAGTATACAATGTTGCCGGAGTACATAAAACCAAGTTAGAAAATAACAAGGGTCAGTAAAAGCTGACAATAACAAAGGAGTAAACATGAGTGAAGATACAGTATGGTGTAATTTGGTTAGAAACGAAAACAAGAACGCAGAGAACCAACCCGATTGGGTAGCACCACCAAACCTAAAAGCACCAGAGGGTAAGAAGTGGACCATTGGAGTTAAGATAGGAGACGTTTGGCACAATCAAGCTGGATGGAATGAGTTAGATGAACAAGGTAATATTACCGGTATCACAATTAAAATGACACCACCTAGTTCTAGTGATGATAAGCCAACAGTACCACAAAATAAAGGGTTTCAAAGCAAACCTAATTATGGTAATAAACAATCGTATAAGTTTTAATTAACTTATATTTGTTTCGGGGGAGTTTTTCTTTCTAGTTCCCTTTCGGTAGTTTTCTTCCCCGAGACACCTCAAAAAAATATGGACAAGAAAATTACAGACATAGACCAAGAGATAGAGAAAAAAATTATTGATGATCGCCAAAAAGATTATGGTAATTATCAAGAGAACTTTATTATGTTAGCCGAAATGTTTACGATTGTTTTAGCAAACAGTTTAAAAAAAAGAATTAAACCACACCAAGTAGGTCAATTAATGATGGCATTAAAACTATACAGATCAACAAGAAATTTTAAAGCCGACAATTATACAGATTTAAGTATATATAACAAGATGACTAAAGAGATACACAAAAAAGAGGTTGCCAAAAAGGATAAAGTATGACAAAGTTTAAAAGAATTATTAATGGTGAATGTCATTTTACAATGATTGAACTATTTGATGATGCAAAGAAAGCTGCAGATGTGTCCAATGAAGGAGAACCTGTAGAATGTAAAATTGATAATTTGAGGATTGATTTTACAATAGTAAAAAAGGAGAATGATGAACGAGATAAAAACTCGTCTGCAAAAGTACAGGGATCTTCAAGCGAAGAAACACGAGAAGTACCTAGAAGCAAAGCAGAAGGTCAATAAGTATCAGAAAGATTCTTATAGATTGCTTTGGAAGATAGAGCAGACAAAAGAACAATTGATGACATCTATTTAGTTATTAATTGATTATTAAAAAAAACTGAAGGAAAACGTAGGGGATCTATGACCAAAAATAAAGTGTTTAGTGAAATTAAACTTGCTATGAGAGCAGGACATTATCGTGATTTAACTTTTAAAGAAAAAAAAATATACAAGAACGCATTTAAGAATGGTTACAAGTTAGCCAAGATACATTGTAAAAAAAGAAGTCCAGAGTTTTATAAGCCAAGAAGAATTGTTAATTATTCTTTTGCCAAACCCAGTGCAAGAATTGTTGATAGTATTATTAATAGAATTTGTATTCGTTATGAAGTACATAAAAAAAGTTTAATGGCTAAAGTTAGAACACAAGATATAGTTAGAGCAAGAAACATTATTCACAACATCTTGTATGAAAAATATAATATGAACCTTACAGATATAGGTAGATATTTCGGACAAGATCATACTACAGTTTTACATTCAATAGAAATGAAAAAAGATAAACGAAGATTTTGGGATGCTGGTCAAACCATTTGGCAAGAATACCAAGATTTAAAAGAAACTATTTTTTAAATCCAGACAACATAGACTTGTAAGACTTTTTTGTAATAGTAGATTTCTTTTTAGTTCTACTTGTACCGGCTTTCTTACGTTTGTTTATATTGTAGTACAAACCTTTTTTAGCCATCTTACCAGATTTTGTTTTGTGATAACCCGGCATTATTTTTTCTTTTTAGATTTAGAGTTCATTATTTTTTTCTTCAAAGCTGAAGGCAAAGTTTTTTGCTTTGCTGTTAGTTTGCTTTTACCTTTTGATTTACCATACATAATTATTCTCCTTTTGTTGTTTAAGTTTTAACATACAATAGTTGTCAAAACAACTACCATCTTTACCATCATGGCAAAAATATTGTTTGTTAGCTGTAACAATCCAGCCACCTTCATCATTCATTAGTTGTTTATTACAAGTTTCGCAGTAGCCACATATTAAAGATTGATGTTTGGGTTTTACCCATGTTTTCTTTTTTATCGGCACTTCCACCTACGTCTTGCTTGTCTTATTCTTGAGTTAGGATCGTTTCTTGTTTTAGCTGATGATCTTTTAAGTTGTCCAGCTGATCTTGCACAATAACTTTTTCTACGTTTAGCATCTTTAGATCCCGGCTTAACTTTACCTGTTACTGCTGTCTTTAATTTTGATCCGGGATT